CGTTAATGCTATCGATGCTGTTCTTCCAGCAGATTCTCCATCAAGAAATATTTTTGACTACCAAATTATTTTAGAATCAGGAGATATTCTTCGTCAAGAAAATGGTGATTCATTTATTCTTGAATCATTTAATCTTGGAGATGAACTAATGTCTGATGCAACAGGAACTATTGAACCAATTGCTCAAAATACAGACTTCTTACGAGCGGCAGAACAAATTCTTGACTTTACAGTTAAAAATCCATTTGGTGATTTAGGAGCTAGATAATGTCTACATTAAATTATTTTTATCACGAACACATTCGAAAAGCAATTGTTGCTTTTGGTTCTCTTTTCAATGATGTTTATATTAAAAGAAAAAATTCACAAGGAACCGTTGTTGCTATTGAAAAAGTTCCTTTAGCATATGGTCCAAAACAAAAATTTTTAGTTCGTGTTTTAGAAAATAATCCGGAAGCAGACCCAACATCTGTTGCAATCACTTTACCTCGTATGGGTTTTGAAATGCAAGGATTAACTTATGATGCTACAAGAAAGATGAACACTTTCAATCTTACTAAGGTGACAGACCCGGACAATCCAAGCACAATGAAAAAAGTTTACAATGCTGTTCCATATAATCTAGATATTAGTTTATTTGTTCTTGTTAAAACTCAAGAAGACGGTTTACAAATTGTAGAACAACTTTTACCATTTTTTACTCCAGCATATACAGTAACATCAAATGTCGTTCCTGAAATGGGAATTAAAGATGATATACCAATTATTTTGAATAATATTTCATATGAAGATGATTATGAGGGTGAATATGCCGCAAGACGAAGTATTATTTGGACATTAACTTTTACTATGAAACTTAATTTTTATGGTCAAGTTAATAGTCAAGGCATTATTAAGAAGGTTACTGCAAACACACTTGATATTGATAGTGAGAAAGAATATCAAACTTATGTGGTTCAACCTGACCCAACTACTTCAGACGCAGATGATGATTTTGGATTTACGGAGACTATAACGGAGTATTAAAATGGGTGAAAAATTTTTTGATAAGATGAATGAAATTCTTGATATATCAGATGGAATGATAAAAGAAGTTAAAACACAAAAACCAGAAGTGGCATCTGAAGTAGTTCTTACTACTAGTTCAACTCCTTCTGCAATATCATCTGGTGATGATGCTAAAGATGATTACGAACAGGCGAGAGATAATTTTAAACAATTGATTAATAAAGGCAATGAAGCAATTGAGGGAATTTTAAATTTAGCAAAAGAATCTGAAAGTGCTAGAAGTTATGAAGTTGCTGGTCAGTTAATTAAAGCAGTATCGGATGTTACTGGTGAATTATTAAAATTACAAAAAGGTATGAAAGAGTTAGAACAAATGAGTGAAAATGAAAATTCTCCTAAGAATGTTACTAATGCGCTTTTTGTCGGTAGCACTACAGAATTGCAAAAATTATTGAAAGATATGAAAAAGTCAAATGACCAAACAAACTAATTATCTTGGTAATCCTAATCTTAAAAAAACTAATGTTAAGATTGATTTTACTCCAGAGCAATTACAAGAATATACAAAATGCTCTGAAGACCCAATTTATTTTATTAAAAACTATGTAAAAATTGTAACTCTAGATGATGGTTTGTCACCATTCGATATGTATGATTGGCAAACAAAAATGATTGATATATGTCATACTAATCGATTTACAATTTGTAAAGTTCCTAGACAGTCTGGTAAGACTACAGCAATTGTCGGTTATATTCTTTGGTATGTTCTTTTTCAACCTGAACAAAGTATTGCCATACTTGCTAATAAAGGAGACTTGGCTCAGTCAATTCTTTATAAATTACAGTTAGCATATGAATATCTTCCTATATGGATGCAACAAGGTGTCATATCTTGGAATAAAAAATCTATCGAATTAGAGAACAAATCAAAAATTATTGCGGCATCAACATCTTCAAGCGGTGTTCGTGGTAATTCGTATAATCTAGTATTCTTAGACGAGTTTGCTTTCGTACCATTTAATCTCGCTGAGGCCTTCTGGCGTTCAACATATCCAACAATTACTGCCGGTAAAAATACAAAGGTAATGATTGTTTCGACCCCAAACGGTATGAATATGTTTTATAAGATGTGGATGGAATCTACACAAAAGCGTTCATCATATGTTCCAATCGAAGTCAGATGGAATGATATTCCTGGTCGTGATGAGAAGTTTAAAGAAGAAACTATCAAAAATACATCTATAGACCAATGGAGACAAGAGTTTGAGTGTGAATTTTTAGGTTCTGCTAATACGCTAATATCACCATCAAAACTTGCTGTATTAGCACATGAATTGCCAATGCACGAAAAAGACGGATTAGCATTATACCAAAAACCTGAAAACAATAGATATTACTTTATGGTTGCTGATACTTCTAGAGGTGTTGGAAGTGATTATCATGCATTCTTAGTTTATGATGTTACAACCATTCCATATAAGGTTGTGGCAAGATATAGAAATAATGAGTTGTCACCTTTACTATATCCAAATGTAATTAAAAAAGTTGCAGAAACTTATAATAATGCCTTTGTGTTGATTGAAATTAATGATAATGGACAACAAATTGCTGACATACTTACTCAAGAATTAGAGTATGAAAATGTAATTACTTCAGCATCAAAGGGTCGTTCTGGACAAGTTATGGGTTCAGGTTTTGCATCAAGAATTCAATCTGGTGTTAGAACTACAGGACAAGTTAAACGAATTGGTTGTTTAACTCTTAAATCATTAATTGAAGATGATAAATTGTTAGTTACTGATTTTGATAGTATTAACGAACTTTCAACTTTTGTTCAAAGAAAAAGTTCGTTTGAAGCAGAAGAAGGACAGAATGATGACTTGGCAATGTGTATGGTTCTTTTTAGTTGGGCAACAACACAACCTTACTTTAGAGATTTGACAGATACAGATGTTCGTAAAAAATTGGAAGACGAAAGACTGAAAGCACTTGAAGAAGATATGTTACCAGTCGGTTTTCTTCCTACAGACAATATGGAAGACAAATTCGTTGATGACGAAGGAGTTGTATGGTCAGTAGACGATTCTTGGTTAGCGAAAGCGTAATTTTTATAATTTATAAATATTCAACAAGAATTGATTGACCTTAAATAAAAAATAATTATCTCAAGGAGAAAAAAACATGGCTTTTCAACTTTCACCTGGAGTATTAGTCCAAGAAAAAGACCTGACTAATGTTGTTCCTGCGGTTGCCACAACTGCCGGTGCTTTTGTTGGTTCTTTTAAATGGGGTCCAGTAGAAGAAGTAACGACAATTTCATCTGAAAATGAATTGGCTTCTGTCTTTGGTAAACCTGATGCTAATACTGCACCATACTTCTTTACTGCCGCAAACTTCCTATCATACGGTAATAATTTGCAGGTTGTTCGTGCCGCTAGTGGTCATTTAAATGCAGTATCAACTGGTGCCGCTATTTTAGTTAAAAATAAAACAGACTTTGAATCTAAAGGTTCTGGAGTTTTAACTCCTGTGGGTCCTTTTATTGCAAGATGCCCTGGCACTTTAGGTAATTCTCTAAGAGTTTCAGTTTGCTCTTCACCGACACAATTTTCAACATCAGCGGTAACTACAGTTTCAACAAATGCGGCCGCAAACGCAACCACAGTTACAGTAGCATCTTCAACAAATATTGTTGTTGGTGATTTGTTAAAATTTGGTACAGATACAGTTTCATATGAAGTTACAGCAAAAAATTCTGGAACTCACGAATTAACAATTCGTAAAGCAGGAACAGTAAATACTGGTCTAGAAGCGGCAGTTCCATCTACAACAGCAGTTAATCGTAGATGGGGATATGCTGATGAATTTGATTCAGCACCAGGAACAACATCATATGCCGCCTCAGTTGGTGGTCAAGATGATGAAATTCATGTAGTTGTTTGTGATGAAAAAGGCGCAATTACAGGAACGATTGACCAAGTGTTAGAAAAATATGCTGGAGTTTCAATTGCTTCAGATAATAAAAAATCAGACGGTTCAAATAATTATTGGAGAACAGTAATTAACGAAAACTCTCAATGGGTATTCGTGTATGGAACACCAACTGGTGTTGACGCTACTGAAGGAACTTCATCAGCAGTTTCAACATTTAACTTTACTCCAGCAGGAACAGTTCCAGCATACTATCAATTAGTAAACGGTACAGACGATAATGTTCCAACAGACGGCGAATTACAATCTGGTTATACATTGTTTAGAAACGATGAATTATTTGATGTGTCTCTAATTCCTGTTGGTCCTGCATCTGGTGCAGTCGCCAAATGGGTAACAGAAAATGTTGCAGAATACAGAAAAGATTGCATGGTATTCTATTCACCAACATTAAGTGCTGTTAATTCTGGAACAGAAAAAGCAAGTGCTGTTGTTACAGAGCGCAACACAACAA